AGTTATGACAAACTTCTTTCATCCCAAGCCGCCAAGAAAAAAGGAAAGGAGATCAGGCAAGCCTATATTGAGGCAATTGATGGACTCGATAAACTCTTGGAGGCAATTAAAAAAGCTTCAGAACGAGGATTTATCAAAGCTCTCGATGGTAGAAAAATTATCGTGGATTCACCGCATAAAGCGTTGAACTACTGCCTACAAGGTAACTCTGCTATACTGGCTAAGCGGTGGATGGTCATCAACCAAAACAATTTGAAACTATTAAACCTATGCTGCAGTCAGCTAGCCTTCGTACATGACGAGTTACAATTTGAGTGTTCACCCGAGCACGCACAAGACCTATGTTCATCCTTGGTACTCAGCGCTAAAGAAGCTGGAGAGTACTACAACCTCAGAGTCGAAATCGACGCTGAAGCAACCACCGGAAAAAACTGGAGTGAAACCCACTAATGAGAAGCAAAACCCTTATGGGTCAGAAAACCCATGTCCCCTTCAAGTCGAAGAAGACCTCGCAAGGTATGGGGAAAAATAGTAAGACCAAACCTGGTAAAAAGAAATACAGGGGTCAAGGTAAGTGAAGCTACTTGTAGACGCCGATTACGTCGTTTACAAATGCTGTGCCGCCACCGAAACAGAAGTTGATTGGGGTGATGATGTAATTTTAGTCACAAGTAAATTTAGTGAAGCCTACGCTGCTGTAAAGCGTGAACTGAAAAAACTTACTAACAATTTTCTATGGGATGTTCCCGAAGTAATTCTGTTTTTTAGCGACAGTGTAAACTTTCGTAAATCTATCCAGCCCGCATATAAAGGGCACCGCAACCGTAAGAAACCTTGCGGATATAAACGGGTCATTAACCAACTCAAGACTGAGTATGAGGTTATTGTGATGCCGTCACTTGAGGCTGATGATGCCCTTGGTATCTACGCCACAGCTAACCCTGGCAACATCCTATGCTCACCTGACAAGGATATGCGCCAGATTCCTGGTAAGTTATTCGACATGTCAGAAATGATGAATGTGGAAGAACATGAAGGGAAGCGTTGGCACCTTGTTCAAACACTAGCAGGAGATCAAACAGATGGTTACGCCGGATGTCCCGGTATTGGTATTAAGCGTGCAATCGCCCTATTCGAGGAAAAAGGGTATTCTTGGAAGACTGTTGTCGAAGCTTTCGCTGAGAAAGATCTTTCGGAGGAAGTCGCGCTTGAGAACGCAAGACTTGCAAAGATTCTTCAATGCTCTGACTATGACTTCATCAACAGGCAGCCAATTCTTTGGACCCCCTCCAGTGATTACCGAGTTGACAATGGAACAGGATCTAAAGATGCGTCAAATTAAAGACGCACTTGAAAAACCTGACACAAGAAAGGAAGACATCATTACTGTATTCCTAGCGCTACAACGACAGAACTTCTGTCTTGCAAACAATTTATCCAACCTAGTTAAAAATTGGCCGACTCCCCTACGTATTACACCCGAGGATCAATCGAAGTTTGGGATTTCATCCGAGATCAAGGATTAAATTACCACCTTGGGTGTGCAATTAAATACATCGCCCGTGCTGGATACAAAGATAGTGCGGAGCAAGACTTAAAAAAAGCAATTCACTATCTTGAAAATGAGTTATCCCACCTTACTTCAACAGGCAACCGAGTTCCGCTCCGCCTTCAGCGTCCCGAATGGGGCTGTTCATCGGAAGAAGCAGAAGTCTTTGATCGATGAAGAATGGTCTGAGTTTCATGAAGCATACCATTCTGAACCGATGGATCATGTCCTTAAAGAGCTTGCGGACCTTGTGTATGTCTGCTACCAATATGCTGCAAATGAAGGATGGAATCTCGATGAAGCCCTAGATCGAGTTCATAAATCAAACATGTCCAAGCTGGACGAAAATGGGCAACCAATCCTTCGTGCTGACGGTAAAGTATTGAAGGGACCAAACTATAAACCACCACACCTTGGCGACCTTATTTAAAATGTCCGATCTAATTTCCCGCACTGGTCGTGTCCAATCTTGGATTGACGACCCAACCTCACGCCTTCCAGTCAGCTGCACAGTGTTTGTAGTTGAAAATGAGATGGAAGGACCAAACGGTCTAGAAGCCTCCTGGCGCTTCGTGAGCCACGCTCTACGCTATGGGGCAGGCTGTGCTGTACACCTTTCTAAACTCGACCCACAGGGGCACGAGAGGCCCTCTGGCGTGACTGCTAGCGGTCCCGTATCCTTTGCAAAAATCTACAGCACTCTAAATGAAATCCTTCGTAGAGGTGGGGTCTACAAAAATGGCGCAGTGGTTTGCCATCTCGACCTTAACCATCCTGACTGTCTCAATTTTATTCGCGCTTCTCGGCATGAACTCCAATGGGTCAAGCGATGTGTCAACATCACCCCCGAGTGGTGGGAAGCCTGTGACTTCAAAGACCAACTCCTTTACGGAATCAAATCAGGTGACATCTGGCTCAACAAAGTAAAGTATGACAATGAAGGAAAACGAATCCGAGGTAACGTCTGTCTCGAAGTATATCTGCCCTCACGAGGAACGTGCCTCCTACAGCATGTCAATCTCGGAGCCTGTGAGTTTGACGACATCCCACGAGCATTTACTCAAGGTATGTCCGAGCTGTGCGAGCTTCATGGTCGAACAGGTGTCGGAGATTCTGGAGAATACCTCCCGTCTGAAACTGATCGACAGGTGGGACTCGGAATGCTTGGTCTCGCAAACCTCCTACGGCGGTACGGAGTAACTTATGAGCAGTTTGGACGTGCTCTGGAACAATACAATTCAGGAGAAGTGGTACACTCAGCAGCCTATGAAATTGTCACTCAAATTGCCTCTGGTGTTGAATCTGCCGCTTCCGTCGCTCGCCACAATAATATGGTTCGCGCCTTTGCTATCGCACCCACTGCCTCCTGCAGTTATCGAAGCACAGATCTGGATGGCTATACTTGCACACCAGAAATCGCTCCACCTATCTCGAAGACAGTCGATCGCGACAGCGGTACTTTCGGAGTACAAACATACAACTATGGTGACGTAGAGATCGCCAGTAAAGTAGGTTGGGAAGCTTACAAACGTGTTGCCGATGGTATCATGACTCTACTTAATCGTACGGGACTTCTTCACGGGTATAGCTTCAACAGTTGGAGTGATGTCGTCACTTATGACGAAGCCTTTATCGAAGAGTGGTTAGCATCTCCGCAGACCTCCCTTTACTATTCCCTTCAAGTGATGGGTGATGTACAGGATAAATCCAATGCATACGCTGCTCTTGATGAGGCAGAAGTAGATGATTACCTTGCAACACTTTTTGAAGGAACTGATGAACTTACATGTGATTGCCAAGAATGAATCCTTATCAAAAACTAATGGCGCGGAAGCGCAAGTGGACACCGGTACAGACAAGTGCCGGTATCTGCAAAGAAGGCTCGGAAGCAGCGATCCTCCGTGCACTTGCATTGAGACATATGGAACTGCCTGTGGGAGATTTTATCAGTGATGCACTTGAAAAAAATGTTCCACTTGCAGCACGGGATCTACTCCAGTCAAACGTCAAAGACGAAGAGAACCATGATGTCGCTTTGGGTTACATTGCCAAGGCTTACGGAGTGGATGAACAGGCTGAGAAAGAGGCGTTGGCGCTACAAAAAGCGTGGATTGCGCATCCTGATCACACGATTACCAAAGCGATGGTTGCCGAGCGTGCAATTTTCTTCGTTCTTTTACCATTCTTCCGCTTTAACGGTGACGCTGGAATGCGTACAGTCAGTGCCGACATCAGCCGAGACGAACAGATCCACGTGGCAACGAACTCTTTGGTATGCAAAGAATTGGGGCTTGAGATCTCACCGTCGCTGGATAAACTGAGGAAAGCAACTATTAACTGGGTAATGCAACCACTAGGTGTAAATACTCAGGACAAATATTTGGACAAAAAATTTTGGCTTGATTCTAGCGATCGGCTAATGTATGAGGGTAAAGCCCCCGAACTTTCCGAAACTAAATCTGCTAGAATGCCTGCCTTCTTTGAGCATAGCAACGTAAACCTTCCACAGTATGCCTGATCTAAATCTTCTCGATGTACGTGGTATGACAGCCAACGCCATGCTTGCTAAGCTAGAAGAAACTTTTCCACCCACCAATCCTACACCTGACGATACAATGCAAAAAATTATGTACCGATCCGGTCAACGTAGTGTCGTTGAGTGGGTCATTAATTATATGGAAGAGAACTAATGGCTAATCGCGTTTCTAGAGATAAACTAAAAGAAATTAAACAAGGTTACCGTGATGAAATTAGTTCACTACGGCAACAACTACGAGATTATCAAACTCGACTTGATCAAGCAACCAAAACCGCAGCTAACGCCCCAAAGATTAGCCAAGAGGCTAAAGACTATAGGGCACAAACTCAAGGCATGTTGTCTCAGGCTGAAGCAATTAGAAGTGGTTATTCCTCACAACTTGCTTCTATTCAACAGCAGCAAAAAACCTACGAAGATACTATGGCAGCACGTTCTGCTGCACTAACTCGTCAAGGTGAAGAGCAACGTGCTGCACTAACTCGTCAAGGTGAAGAGCAACGTAAAGTTGCTGCAGAAGAAGCAGCTGTTCGTAGTGCAAATCAACGTCGTTCTGAACTAGCACCACGTCTGCAAATCCAACCTGCCGGTGAAACACCAACCACTGGTGGTACACAACCGTTCAAGCGTCGCAAGATGCAGTTTGGTGATACTAAACCTTATGGTGCTTTGGCTATTAAATCCAATACTCTTAACGTCTAATGACTGCTAAATCTCGTTATGACAGATTGTCTTCAGACCGTTCACAGTTTCTAAACAGTGCTAGACAAGCAGCAGATCTAACTCTACCTTATCTCATCCGTGAAGATGAGCACTTCACTAAAGGTGCTCTCAAGCTTCCGACACCCTGGCAATCAACAGGAGCTAAAGGTGTGGTGACGCTTGCAAGTAAACTTATGCTTGCATTGCTACCTCCACAAACTAGCTTCTTTAAACTCCAGGTTAACGACATCAACCTTCCACAAGAGTTG